CGTTGTAGGTGGTTTTATGGGCTATATATTCCTTGTTACTATAATGCCTCCAGAGCAGAACAGTGAAGCATTGATCAACTTAGTTCTCGGATATCTTGGTGGATTAGCAAGTGCTATTATATCTTTTTACTTTGGCGCTTCTCATAAACAGGATAAAGAATGAATACGTCTGAAGAAGGATTAGCTTTAATAAAAAAGTTTGAGGGATGCGAATTAAAATCTTATCGTTGTTCTGCTAATGTGCTTACAATTGGTTTTGGGCGAATTAAAGAAGTTAAAGAAGGTGATACTTGTAGCCAAGAACAAGCTGAAGAATGGCTTGCAGAAGAATTACCAGAATATGAAAGTTATATCAATGATATGGTTGACGTTGATTTAACACAAAATCAATTCGATTCTTTAGTTTCTTGGGTTTATAATTTAGGTCCATCTAATTTAAAGGCATCTACATTGCTTAATGTTTTAAACGCTGGTGAATATGAAAATGTACCAGAACAAATAAAAAGATGGAATAAGGCTGGAGGAAAAGTCTTGGATGGTTTGATTCGTAGACGAGAAGCAGAAGCCTTATTTTTTGAAGGTAAATCATGGAATAAGGTGTAGCTATGCCTTTAGTTAAGTATGTATTCAAAGCTGGTATAAATAAAGAAGGAACTAACTATAGTAATGAAAATGGTTGGTTTGATGCAGATAAAGTAAGATTTAGAAAAGGAAAGCCTGAAAGAATAGGCGGTTGGAAAAAAAATACTTTAAGCACGTTTATAGGCACTTGTAGAAGAATATATCCTTATAGAGCAATTGATGGAACAGATTTTACTATATTAGGCACACATCAAAAACTATATGTAAAACAAGGCGAAAATTTTAATGATATAACGCCTATAAGAAGTACCACTACTAATGGGATTGTATTCGCGGCAACTAGCGGTAGTGCGGTAATAACAGCCACTGATGACGATCATGGTGCAGTAGTTGATGATTTTGTTACTCTTGCTGGCGCAGCTTCATTAGGTGGATTAATTACTGCTGCTGTTTTAAATCAAGAATATCAAATAACTGGTGTTCCCTCAGTAGATACCTTTACTTTTACAGCTACAGCTACAGCAAATGGAAGTGATACAGGTAATGGCGGATCGGGAGCAGATGCAGCATATCAACTTAATGTTGGCTTAGATGTTTATGTTGAAAGTACAGGTTGGGGTGCAGGTACTTGGGGTGCAGGTACTTTTGGAAGCACATCAGCTTTAACGTCTAATAATCAATTAAGACTTTGGTCTATTGATAATTTCGGTGATGATGCTGTTGCTAATATAAGGGCTGGTGGTATTTTTTATTGGGATAAATCATCAGGTGCAAGTGCAAGAGGAACAAATATATCAGCTTTAACAGATGCAAGTAATGTACCAACAATAGCATTACAAATAATGACTTCGGATGTTGATCGTCATGTAATTGCTTTTGGTTGTAATACAATAGGTTCTGCAGCAATTGATCCTTTACTAGTTAGATTTTCAGATACAGAAAGTATTATTAATTGGACACCTACTTCAACAAATCAAGCTGGTGGAGTTCAGTTATCTCAAGGTTCTGAAATCATACATGCTATAAAATCTAGACAAGAAATTATAATTTTTACAGATGTTGGTTTAGTTTCAATGAGATTTGTTGGTTCTCCATTTGTTTTTTCTTTTACAGAAATAGCGGAAGGATTTTCTTTAATATCTCCAAATTCTGTAGTTAATGCTGATAACAAATTATTCTTTATGGATAGAGGCGGTTTTTATTTTTACTCAGGTAATGTTTCAAGATTGCCATGTACTGTATTAGATTATGTTTTATCTGATTTAAATTATGGACAAGCATTTAAAATCTTTGCTGCTGTTAATTCAAGTGTAAATGAAATTATGTGGTTCTATCCTTCAACTAATAGTTTAGAAGTAGATAAATATGTTTTATATAATTATTTAGAAGGTGTTTGGAGCATAGGCACTACTACAGATAATTTTGTTAGAACAGCTTGGGATGAAGCACATCTTTCAGATTTTCCAGTAGCTGCTAGTAAAAATGATAGTACAGTTAATATTAACTATTTATATAACCATGAAGATGGTCATGGCGATGAAAATAATTCATTTACTGCATATATAGAATCTAGTGATTTTGACTTGCAACCTGATGGTGATCATTTTTTACAGATACAAAAATTAATACCTGATGTAAAATTTAGAAATCAAAGTAGTACATCAGACACAGTATCTTTTGTTATTAAAGGAAGAAATTATCCTTTAGAAAATCTTTCTACTTTACAAACAATAGATGTAACGCCAAACTCTACATTTAGTAATACAAGAGCTAGAAGTAGACAATGTGCTTTAAGAGTAACAAACTCATCAAGTGACTATGGATGGAGACTTGGTGATTTAAGATTAGATATTAGACCAGACGGAAAAAGATAATATGCCTAATTCAAGAAATAAAGGAGCGAGTTTTGAAAGAATGATAGCAACTTCTTTGTCTGAAGAACTCGGTCTTAATGTTAAGTTAAAAAGAATATTAGAACAAACAAGAGAAAAATATTTACCAGATTTAATTTTTGGTGATTGGTATTTAGAATGCAAGCGTTATGCAAGCGGTAAAGAACCAGCAACTGCATGGTGGCAACAAGTTATAGACGCGTCTAAAGATAGAGGTACACCTACATTAATTTATAAATTTGATAGGCAACCTATTAAAGTAAGAATACCATTACATTCAGTAAACAATAATTTACCAGTCAATAATCTTATTACTTGTGATATAAATTGGAATGATTTTATTTATTTAATTAAGTCTTTATATCCAGAAGATATAAAAAATTATAATAAGAAGGCAGCATAGATGGCTATAAAAAATATTTCTTTACCATTACCTTCAATGGAATATGATCAAGATGATGAGGCTATTACTAGAAGAACTATAGAGCAAGCTATAGAAACTTTAGCAATAAATTTAAAAAAATTAGAACAACTAGAAAGCAATATTATTAGTAATGCAATAAGAAAAAAACATTTTTTACTAATGGGTGCAAAACATGGCTGATGTATTAAAATCATTAGGTCAGTTAGACCCAGCAGCAACAACAGTCACTGTACTTTACACAGTACCAGATATGACCCAAACAACAGTTAGTTCTATTGTGGCAGCAAATCGTACAGGTTCTGCTATTACTTTTAGATTAAGTATTCATGTAGCTGGAGCATCTGCTAACGATAAACAATTTATATATTACGATAAATCAGTTGCAGCTAATGATTCACTAGCAATAATTTTAGGTATAACATTAGCACAAACAGATGTGGTAAAAGTTTATACAAGTGCGGTTGACATGAGTTTTAATATGTTTGGCTGTGAAACAACAGAGGTTAGGTAATGGCAAAATACAAAATTAAAAAAGGCGATACTCTTAGTAAGATATCTAGAAACTTAGGCGTATCTGTTAAGGATTTAGCTACAGCTAATAAAATTAAAGATATTAATAAAATACAAGCTGGTTCAAATTTAATTATTCCATCTAAAAAACCTACTACTTTAATTGAAAAAAAAGTACCAGAACAAAATAAAAAAGTAACTAAAAAGAAAGTAACTAAAAAGAAAGATGTTAAAAAATACACTATAAAAAAAGGTGACAATTTATCTAAAATTGCTGGTGGAAGTTTATTAACATTAGCACAATTATTAGAAGCAAATCCTAAGTTACAAAAAAATCCAGATCAAATTAATGCAGATCAAATAATAAATATTCCTCAATTTGGTATAGAAGATAAAAAAGCTTTTAATCAAAGAATAAATTTACCAGCTCAAGTACCTACAGCAGATACAATCTTGCCATCAAATTTAAGACAGTTATTTTCTGATATGAATCCTTTTGGTAGCGATAAAGATTTTACAGAAGCAAATTTAGATAAAGATGAATATGCAGCCGCACAAGAATTAGTTAGAAGAATCCAAGCACAAGGTCGAAGTAATATAAGTTATGATGATTTTAATACTACTGGTGGTGATGGATATTCTGATGTTGGTGGCGGTGGAGCTTTTGGTTTACAAGCAGCATATGATAAATTTAAAGACCCTATGTATTCTTTAAAAACTTTAATTGGTCGAGGTAATATTACAACAAATGACGCTGGCGAAACTATAATTACAGATAGATATAATTTTAACGAACCAAATCCTGAATCATTAGGAGATTATAGAAAAAAAGCAGCTTTAGTGGCTTCTAATCCTTTGTATCAAGGACCTAGACAATTAGGTAGTATATTTGGTAGTGATGAAGGTGAAGGAAGTTTTGTAAGACTTAACTTAGGTAATTTAAATCCTGAGACATCTGCACAAGGTGGACTAACAAGACATTTTAAAAATGGTGGAAATACAAATATGAACATTGAACAACAAACTAAAAATGTAGCTGCACAAGGTCGTTATGGCGATTCTATGTTGATGCATGTTAATCCAATAGAAGTTGCTGGACTTTCACAAGTTATGCCTTTAACTGTCAATCCAGACACAGGACAACCTGAAGCATTTCTTCCTTTATTAGCACCATTATTAGGTTCATTAGCTGGCGGTTCTTTATTAGGTGGAACACTAGGAGCAGGATTAGCTTCTGCGGTAGGTTCTGGTTTAGCTACATATGCTGTTACGGGTAGTGGTAAAAAAGGATTATTGTCCGCTTTAACAGGATATGGACTTGGCAAAGCATTAGGCGGTGCTTCTGATATTCTTGGAAAAGGTACAGAAGCTGCTGGTAGTCAAGCATTAACAAATGTTCCAAGAGTAATGCATGCTCCACCTTCGATGTCAGTTAATCCAACAACTGCTGTAGCATCTAATGCATTTAATCCTATACAAAGTATTAAAGATATTTCCGGTAGTGGTATGGAAGGTTTAAGAGCATTAGGAGCATCAGCTAGTAGGGCTGGTACATATATGCCTATGTATGCAGGTTTAGCTGGTCAAGGAATGATAGAATCACAAGAAGATTTTGTAAACCAAATGGCACAATTACAATCACAAGATTCTGAAGAATATAATCGTATATTAGCAGAACATCCTGAATATGTACCAATGCTTAGAAGTAATACAACTTATGCTTCAGGTGGAGGTAGAATAGGTTATGCTACTGGCGGTAATGCTAGAGCAGTAGCTGGTGTAGAAACAAGACCTATTGATCCTTTTTTTATGGCAGGATTCCAACCTGAAACTGCATATTTAAAAAACTTAAACCCTAGTTCTGGTCAAATAATTAGTGGTCAATCAGGCTATGACTATGGTACAGAAATTGAAAATAGACCAATGAGTGGTCCTTTTGACCCTACACAAACAACAGGCTATCAAAATTTTTATAATGCTCCTGCTGCATCTTATGTTCTTGATCCTTATAAGCCAGTTGATTTAGGTTCTTTACCAGAAAGAAGAGAACCTATAAACGAAATGCCTCAACCAACATTTCCAGCACCAGTAGATAATCCAAATCCATCTGAAGGCTATAGAGTTGGTAGACCAACTCCAGATTTTAATCCAGTTGACCCAGCTAATGCAGTAACACCAAGTGAGGATATAACAAATCCAACAGCAAGTATGTATGGAAGTAGTCCTGAAACAACATCTGGATTAGGTTTTAATGCGTCTATGCCTATAAATAATATAGGTGCAGATTTACCAAGCATTATGCCAAGTTATGGAAATGTAGGTAACTTTGCAGGTATTCAAGCGGGAGGCGGTTCTGGTAGTTACTCTATGTCTCCAGCAGAAATGGCAGAGGTAAATGCATCAACTATGGAAGGTGCAACACCTGAATTTTCAACCGCAGATATGAAGTTAGCTGCAACTTTAGCATCAGGAAATACAGGAACAATGTCAGCAAATGCACAAGTAGCTGCTGATGTGTTAAATGCACGAGCCGCTGCAGGTGATACTGAAACAAAAACATTACTTGCTAACATGAAAAGAAATGCAAAAGCTTCACAAACAGCAGCCGATAATGCAGCCGATACTGCTGGATATCAAAGAGATAAAGCATCAGCCATGAATACATTATACGGTGGCGCTGGTTCTAGTTTCGAGTCTGGTCGTAATGAGTACACTGAGTCAGGTCAATACGATATAGATCGAGAAGCTAGACAAGCTGAGTTTGATGCAATGCGAGCTGGTGGTCCTAAACTAACTCAAGCAGAAACCCAACAAGCAGTTAAAGATATGCAAGAACGGATTGGGTTTGGTGGAGTAATGTCTATGCAAGGTGGTGGTGATGCTTATGAACTTGGATTAGCCGCTAGAGCAAAAGCAGCAGCAGATGCAGAAAGAAATCAAGGTGTAAGCCCTTTTATGGGTATCCCAGGTCAAGGTGGAATTAGAAGTATTAGAAGAGGTTAAGAAATGGAAGAGCAAATAAAAATTTT